GATCCAAACTTACCAAGCAAAGCAGCAGCATCTTGAGCATTAGCTTTGCCTTCCTTGAAGGTGGCTATGGTATTGTTAATCGCAGATATTGCTGAAGTAATCGCTGCGAGTTCAGCGAACATGAGGGGCTACCCCAAGAATTTACTGGCTATGAGAAGTCCAACCAGAAAAGGATATAACGCATAGACACTCATCTCTATACGGTTCATACGCTCTGTGCCACGGTCAAGCCGTTCCTCGATATTCTTATACCGCACCGCACACTCTCTTTCGTGGGCTTCAAGATCTTTCATTAGGGATAGGCCGTGTACATTAATGTAGCGGTGGTTCCATAAGTAACTGTTGATCTTATAGTAAATCCGTCTGAGTTAATTGCAGTCAGTGTTCCAAAGTGCATAGAGCCATCATAATTATTTATCCAGTAACAATAACTAGTGTTTGTAACTACGCCATACTCAACACTAGGGCTGTTTAGTATTCTAGAAGAAACTACTTTTTGATTTGTTCCTGTGCCTGTTGCAAAACCGTGGCTACTAGCAAAGTAAGCTGATCCTGTTGTCACTGTTGCGCCACCAAAAGCCTGAAATATAATTAAACTGGGTTGAAAGCTAAGTCCACTTACTGTGTAAGTTTGTTGATCAGTTGCACCAAGACTAAGTATGTCAGCTGCAGGCGTGGTTGCACTGGCAGCGCCAAACGACAAAACACCTGAACCGTTGGTGAGTAAAGCTTGTCCATTAGATCCATCAGCCGCTGGTAATTCTAATGTGTAGCTAGATGAAATAGTAGCAGGCGCTTCTAGAGCAACGTACTCTCCACCACTGGCATCTTGCAGTCTAAGATCACCCTCTGCTGTGATATCTACTTGAGTGAAACTTGCTGCGGCTCCTGGCGTATTGATGCTAACAAAGCCAAGATTACCAGAGCCGTCTGTTTTCATTACCTGGCCACTGCTTCCGTCAGCGGCTGGCAAGGTAAAACTAACATTGCTTGCTACCGTAGAGGGCGCTTTGAGAGAAACGTACTCTCCTCCACTGCTATCTTCTAATCTAATTTCACCTTCAGCGGTTACGTTGATTCTAGTAAAAGAAACATTGGTGCTTGGCTTTACGAAAGTATCAACCAAAGTAAGAGCATCAACGACAGCCGCTCCACTACCTGCGCCATCAAGATAAACCACTTTAGCAGTACCTGACGCAATGGTGATGTTAGCGCCACTGCCTTGAGATATATTTATAGATTGAGATCCGGTGGTAGCGTTCTCTATGAACATGACCCTGGATATTGTGTTTGGTGCTATCGTCAAAGTTCTTGTTGCAGATAAAGTACCTGAACCAGTTACCTTGTAATACAGGGCTCTTGCAGGATCAGTCGCTCCATCTGCGACAGTCGTTGTTTTATCTGCGTCAGAATCAAACACAGCTTCAGTCGCAAAGCTCAAAGCTTCTGCAATCAAACTAAGATTGGTGTTCGTACTGGTTCCCCAGGTTCCGCTTTCGTCACCTGTGGTGATTTCTTTTAATCTTAAATCATTTGTATAAACTGCCATGTCTAATTCCTATGATGGTTTAACAGGCCAATCGTTATCGCCTGATCCGTCCATGTTAGGCACTTTAAGAGCAGGCCAATTACTGTGTGTCGTAATGTCTCTCAAAGCTTGCCTGTACGTCTTCCAATTATCTGCCAAGGCTCCACCAGATTCTAGTGCTTTTGTCACCATCCAATCTGTTTCTGCCAACAGTCTGTCGCGTTGCGCTCTGTTTGATGTAGCAAGAGCGTTATTAGAATCATTCTTTGCAACTTCTTTTTCACTGTCAGTTAAGGTTTCTAACTTAACCGTATAAACAACGCCACTGTCTATGTATGGAGCAACCTGAATACTTTTTTGTTCTAACGGATCATAACCTAATCCAACCGTGACAGGCATGACAGAGTTTTCTGACATCCAATCAGAGGTAGGGCCAGATGAGGGAAAAGAAACATTTGGGAATAACATTTGATGTTCTCCCATGCTTTCTACTTGATTGTCTTTTATTTTAGCTATCTGCATATTGTTACCTATAAATTTGGAAATTCTTTAGTTGGTGCGGTGAAGTTAGATGTATATCGGGCTTTAAGACTGATACGAAACTCGTCTATATATCCGTGCATCAAATAGCCTGTTGAATACCAACCGCCAATGGTGAAGTAAGTGTCTGTATAATTAGTGCTGTCACTTGCTGATACCATTTCAGTTCCATCAATATATAATTTAGATGTTCCAGAGTTTCTTACAAAAGCCACATGATACCATGTGTTAGTGCTTGGGACTTGGGACGATGCTGGTTCGTACCAAGTAGTGCCATAATAAATTCCCCACTTACCTGTACTAGCACTACATCCTGCCGCTGGCCCCCTTGTAGTGGCGTTTAAAGTGCCGTTAGAAAGTTGAAATATCCCACTTGAAGCGACTGTTGAAAAACGAACAAAGCACTCAATAGTAAAATCACCGCTACCTAAAGGCACAAACGAACTTTGAGATAGCGGAAGATAATCACCAGAATTATCAAGCTCTAAGCTTGCTGTACCTAATTTTTTAACGCTTGTGTCTAGTTGAGCATTGCCTACTGTTTCAACATTTGTTTTACCTGACTGGTCAAACATAGCGGCATTAGTAAAGTTAAATAGCACTTCAGTGTTTGTTATAGCTGTAAGTGGTGCTGTAGGTGGTGTGAAATTAGAAGCATAAACTATACTGCCTTTAACTAATCTAACATTAGCAATATATCCATCAAAATCAGCGGAAGCACCATACATAGTACCCACATAAAAAGGACTTGTTGAAGCATATAAAGTAGAGGGCGCAGAAGATGTTGTTCCAATAGAAGTGCCATTTAAGTATAAAGTTGCATTAGTTCCGCTTTTTGTTAAAGCCAAATGTACCCATGAATTTAAATAACCTGATATATCCACGCCGCTGTCAATACCACTACCAGATTCGTAAGTGCCATCACTGGACATTGCAACACCAAAGTGGTTAGTTGAGTCGGTTTGATAAATTATATAGCTTCTTTGATTTCCAGTAGTGGTATATAAACCACATATCCCCTCATTGTTAGCTGTAGATTTAATGTATGCCCAAGCTTCAAGAGTAAAATCTGATGAACCAACTTTTAAATCTGCATGATTTGGTACTGATAAATAATCCCCTGAACCATCAAAATATCCTGACCCTCCTTTATTGCCAGCACTATAACTAGAGCTAGGCGCAAAGGGTGAGAAGGGTGTTACACCTATCCCATTATTTGTCATTACATGAGCAGAGGTTGAGCTATCTATAAATCTATTCATTCGCGCAGTTAATAATTTTGTATTTGTGATGGCGGTCAAAGGAGAAGTTGGGACAGAATAACTGGAACCAGTATAAGCAGCCGTTCCTTTTAAGACTCTTATATTTGACATGAAGCCATTCCAATAATAATTGGCTCCATAAGAATCTCTACCAATAAATATAGAGTAAGGTGGTTTTTCAATATCTACGCTATCGCCTGTCCAAGTAGCAACTTGAGATCCATTTTGAAACAAATAGCCAGTAGTTCCTGATCTTGTTAACGCAATATGAACCCATTGATTTAAAGGGAAATCAGAGGTTGCTGCTCCTTTTACAGTACCATCTATATAAGCGGCCAGCTTGTCTGCACTGTTTACATAAAATAAAATTCTTTCATTATTGTCGGGCCATCTTCCATCGTAAACATGTTGTTGGCCTGTGGTATTTTTCCAAACCCAAGCTTCAATCGTATAATCACCAGTGCCAAACTCAAAATCATCAGATGTCGCAGAAGAACAATAAACTGAACCATCAAATTCTATACTCCACTTACCTTCCGCTGCACTAAAAGGACTAAAGGTTCCTTGAGTTGTGCTTCCTGCTCTCGTAACAGTAAATCCATTGCTAGACGAATCTAAAAACGTATTGTTCTGCGCTCCATTAGAACCATCAAAATGGTATAGCCCTGTGACTAGATTAAAGTCATCATCTGTTTCTTCTGTCGCACCAGATGCAGAGATAAGTTTTTGAGCGAT